TAGAGCAACTTGGATATATTTGGCGGCCAAACTAAAGACTAGCCGTCGCTAGTAGTCCGACTCTCAACTGGTTCCCGCCCTCCTCCCAGTTGGGAGTTGGACCCTTTTTATTTTGCGCTGAATAAATTTCTATTACACGAGATGATTGGCATAGAATTTTAACGGAGGTTATGTGGCTACGATTGCAAGCCTAGCAGATCGATTACGGTCTGAAATTGGTGATATACCTAAATCTTTTGTGTATCAATTTACAGCAGATGGAACTACTAATAGATTTTTAATTCCGTACTCTCCTCTTGATGGCGCTAACTTAATAGTAACCAGGAATGGCACCGATATCTCCGCAGATGTAGAGGTTGAAGAAGCAACTGGGTACATAGTATGTGATGATGTTCCTGATGATGGTGACGACTTTATTGTTGCTGGAAATTACTTTAGATACTTTACAACCGCAGAAACTCAAACTTATATAAGTACAGCCTTCCTTGAGCATTCAGCCTTCCACACAGATGCCTATGGTCGTAGCGTAAGTATTCAAAATTTACCAACTCTTGAAGAGTATCCTGTAATTATTTATGCATCAACCCTAGCCCTGTATGCATTGGCTAATGATGCTGCTTTTGATATTAACGTCTTTGCTCCAGACGGTGTGACCATTCCACGTTCTGAGCGTTACCAACAATTAATGCAGATGATTGAGTCTAGAAAACAACAATACAAAGAACTATGTTCTCAACTTGGTATTGGTATGTTCAAGATCGATGTATTTAGTTTCCGCAGAATTTCAAAGACCACTAATCACTACGTACCAATATTTCAGCCACAGGAGATTGATGATCGCTCTGCGGCAACTCGTGTCCATCTTCCTACCCCTACCTATGGCAATGTAGAGACTCCAGTATCGATTGTTACTCAGGACCTCTTTGTGTATGAGGGAGATGCCTATGAGTTTACTATTGTGCTTGATTTTGAAGTGGATACCTATACCGCAAAAGCAGACATTCTAGGAGTGGGTATTCCTGGAGTTATAACAACTTTTACAATTACATTTCCAAACGTAGGTACGGCAGACGGAGCAGGCCTTCGTACTCTAAAATTAACCCTCACTGGAACACAGACCCGTATGTTACCTAGAACCTCTTACTATGATGTTCAGTTAACTAAAGACGGAGTCACCCAAACATACGTTAGAGGAAAGATATTTAAGACTGAAGAGGTAACAGAATGAGTCAGTACGTAAGACCAGGATCTAGTGTTCCAATTGTAGTAAATGATGTAATCTTAATAACAACACCATCTGGTACCCAAGACTTTGGAACAACTGACAACGCACTAGAGCCACAGGCTCTAGCCTACGAACATACTCAAGGAGTGGTTAGTTCATCTTGGGTAATAAATCATAATTTAGGCTTTAAGCCTAACGTCACAGTTGTAGACTCTGCTGGTACAATCTATGAAGGTGAAATTGCGTACACTAATTTGAACTCACTTACGGTCTCGTTCTCCCAAGCATTTTCAGGCAAAGCGTATTTATCTTAAGGAGATAATGTAAATGGCCCGTAAGTTTTTAACCCCGATTGATTTAAATAAATTAGAATTACAAAATGCAAGAATACAAAACTTAGCAGAGGCCCCAGGATCTCCCGTAGTTGGTCAAGTTTATTATGACACAGTATTAAATTACCTACGCACTTGGAATGGTTCTGCATGGATTAACAGCAGCACTGGTGCACAAGGTACTCAAGGAACTACTGGAGCACAAGGAACTCAGGGCACTCAAGGAACTGCTGGTGCACAAGGTCTTGATGGTGCTAATGGCACACAGGGAACTCAAGGAACACAGGGTACTGATGGTATTCAAGGTCTTGATGGTGCTAACGGTACTCAGGGTACACAGGGCACACAAGGAACACAAGGCACACAAGGAACTCTAGGAACACAAGGAACTCAAGGTACTGATGGAACTCAAGGTACACAAGGTACTTTAGGTTCGCAAGGAACTCAAGGAACTAACGGAACGCAGGGCACTGTTGGTGCACAAGGCACACAAGGTACTCAAGGTGTAGACGGAACTCAAGGCACAGTTGGTTCACAAGGAACAGAAGGTGCACAAGGCACAGAAGGTGCACAAGGTACTCTTGGAGCACAAGGTGCTGAAGGTTCATTTGGTGGTATTACAGTTGGATATACATTCAGTACTAGCACAACTATGTCAGACCCAGGCGATAATTTTGCTCGTTTCAATAACGCTACATTAGCCTCAGCAACCATTCTTGCATTGGATGATAATCCTTCTGATGGTAACTATGATGTTTCTAATTTCTTAACCACTATTGATGATTCAACATCTACAATCAAGGGTCACGTAAAAGTATCTAAGAAAAACGATATTTCTGTTTTTGCTCTTTATACAATTGCTAGTGTTACTGATGAATCAAATTGGTTTACTGTTAACGTTGCTTATGTTTCTGGTAACGGAACCTTTAGCAATAGCGATGAACTTTTATTTACATTTGCTCGTACTGGTGATGCTGGTGCTACTGGTGCTCAAGGTACAGCGGGTGCACAGGGAACTGTTGGTTCACAAGGAACTATTGGAACTCAAGGCACAGTTGGCTCACAAGGAACCCAAGGAACCGATGGAACTCAGGGTACTGAAGGATCACAAGGAACCCAAGGCACACAGGGTGTAGATGGTACTCAAGGTACTGAAGGTACTCAAGGAACCCAAGGTACTCAAGGTACTGACGGAGCACAGGGAACAGAAGGTGCACAGGGAACACAAGGTACTGTTGGATCTCAAGGTACTGTTGGATCTCAAGGAACTCAAGGTACTCAAGGAACCGTTGGTGCTCAAGGAACTGTAGGTTCACAGGGAACAGAAGGTGCACAGGGAACTGAGGGTGCACAAGGTACCGAGGGTGCTCAGGGTACTCAAGGTACTCTAGGCTCTCAAGGCACTCAAGGAACTGTTGGTTCTCAAGGAACTCAAGGTACAGTTGGTGCTCAAGGACTAGAAGGTGCTCAAGGTACACAAGGAACTCTGGGAGCCCAAGGAACTCAGGGAACTCAAGGTACAGCAGGTTTTGATGGAGATAAGTACTCCACAACCTCTACAACATCCTTCACACTAGCAAACAGCGGATCTCAAACAATTACTGTTGCAGATTTAGCAGTTGATTACTCTGTCGGTCAAGACATCACTGTTGCATACGATGTCAGCAACATTCAATACGGTACCGTATCAAGTTACAACTCTGGTACTGGCGCCCTTGTATTTACTAAGACTAAGCACATTGGTTCTGGAACATACGCTTCATGGACAGTAAATCTATCTGGTGCTGTTGGTGTTGCTGGTGCACAAGGAACTACTGGCGCCCAAGGAACAGAGGGTGCTCAAGGTACCTCTGGACAACTTGGAACCTATGCAGAAACTATTACTCCAGTAAATCCATATACAGCAACAACCTTCACAATTACACACAATCTTTCAACACGAGATGTGTTAGTAACTGTCTGGGATGCTGCTCATAATGAGGTAGTTACTGACATAGTTGCAACAACTACAAATGCTGTAACTATCGGATTTGCAGTGGCTCCACAATCAGGTGAGACATATAGGGTAGTAGTTAAAGCATAACGCATGAGTAAAAGAGCCCTCGTACCTATTAACGTACTTGCCGTAGGCACAGAGCCTACTGGCAGGTATGTAGGTGACATCTACTACAATACAGATGCACGTAATGTGTATGTATTCGACGGAGTGCAGTGGCTCGAGATTGTTACAAATGTTTCTGCTGATATAATTGAGGGTGGAGATGAAGTTGGTGGTTCTGACACCGTAACAGGTGTAGCCGATGGAGGAGACGAAGCAGGTGGCAGTGATACGTACACAAGTTCCTATGATGGTGGAGGAGTAATTTAATGTCAGTAACAATCAAACTACGTCGTGGAACTGAGTCTCAGTGGACAGCAAATAACCCAACACTTGCTGCTGGTGAAGTTGGAACAGAAACTGACACTGGTAAATTTAAAGTAGGTAATGGCTCTACTGCGTGGAACTCTCTTGCGTATGGCGGTCTTCAAGGTGTTCAAGGTGTACAAGGCGTACAAGGCGTACAAGGCACTCAGGGTGTACAAGGTGTACAAGGTGTACAAGGTGTGCAAGGTGTGCAAGGTCTACAGGGTGTGCAAGGTACAGTTGGTGCTCAAGGCGCTGATGGAACTCAAGGTACTCAAGGTACACAGGGAACTCAAGGAACTCAAGGAACTCAAGGCACTCAGGGCACTGACGGTACACAAGGAACCGTAGGCTCTCAAGGCACACAAGGTACTCAAGGTACACAGGGAACTCAAGGCACCCAAGGCGTTCAAGGAACTGAGGGAACTCAGGGTACGCAAGGTACTCAGGGTACACAGGGCACACAAGGAACTCAGGGAACTCTTGGAACTCAGGGTGCTACTGGAACATTTGGTGGCGAAACTCATGAATATAATTTCTTAACTAATACAGAAAATACTGATCCAGGTAGTGGAAATTTAAAGTTTAATAATGCAACTATCTCTAGTGCAACTGCGTTATACATAGACAACGTTGATTTTGCTTCAAATGATATTTCACAACTACTACAAACAATTGATGACTCAACCTCTGGAATTAAAGGAACTATCAAGTTCACCGAAGTTGGAGATGCGAACAGTTTTGCATTCTTCCAAATTACTGGTACTCATACGCACGAAAGTGGTGGAGCATACTTTAACGTCCCAATTGCTCATGTAACAGGAACTCTGTCAGTCATTAATAATGACAACCTATATGTGACATTTGCTCGTGTTGGTGACAAGGGTGATACGGGTGCTCAAGGAACTCAGGGCGTTCAAGGAGTACAGGGCGTTCAAGGTACAGTAGGTGCTCAAGGAACCCAAGGAACCGATGGAACTCAGGGTACTGAAGGAACTCAAGGCACAGTTGGTTCTCAAGGAACACAAGGAACTCAAGGAACTCAAGGTACCGAGGGTGCTCAAGGTACTCAAGGTACTGCAATTCAAGGAACCCAAGGAACTGCAGGCACTTCACCATCAGGCAGTGCTACTGTTGCTGATGTCTTAATGCTAGGTGGAATGTAACTAAAAAAGTTCTGTACTACCGTTATGTATTTGACTGTACTGCGCTGCTGCTTGTAAAAACTTTATAGGTTTATATATCTGCGGTTTTACCGTAAACGTATTAAACTTTATTTGGTTTTCTTCTTGTTTCATTCTAAAGTTAAAGATATACCAATCTACAGGGCAATTAATTCCTTTAGATTCAACATCCTTTATTGCTTTTTCTGCACCACGTCTGCTTACAGCATATCCTGCACATGACCACTGTTGATATGAAAGACAGATATAGTCTTGATACACATCGTGTTCTAAAGGATTGTAAGCAAACAAAGAATCATCAGGAACAAAAAATGAAAAGAAATCCCAGACAGGCATAAGTTCACTCATATAAATACTTGCAATATTTTTAAAGTTACTACTTATTACTATGTCATCTTCAAAAATAATTAGTGTGTCGTATTTAGACTCTAAAAACTTTTTATACGCCAAGTAATTGCTTGCCCAAACTCCTATAACTCCAGATGATGGTGGGAAGGTTTCTCCTGGCTTACAGAAGTCGGTAACAGTATTTACTTTAAACTCAGGTTTCTTACTTAAGAACTCCGTTGCTTTTTCTGCTGTATTTAGATATACAGTCTCAGAACCAAGACGAGGCAAGAATGACATAGATTTTAAAATGCCCTCGTAAGATTTGTTTCTTAATTCATTTCCAGTATCAGTATGAAAGACCTCAAAGCAGGCGTTATCTAACACTTCTCAATCCATACCTGGTAGCCAGATTCAATGATCGTATACTCGCCCCTACATACATTAAGGAAGCAATCAACGCCTCTCTTAGGCTCTAGGTACTCCTTACCGCCGTAGTTCCAAAGGTAGTCATCAAATGCCATCACCCCACCTGATTCCAGGTGTCTAAAGCCATTCAAGCCATCTATAGCGGTCTGTAGGGCTGTGTGATCCCCATCTATGTATATGAAGTTATATGAACTGGCGCCTTTTAAAAAGAACTCATCACTGGTCATCTTATGTTTTAAGACTCTTCCATCCTTTGGAAATCTTGAATCGTAGTAAGCCTCTACTGAAGAAAAATCTAGAGATTCATGGGCAACTTCTTCACTGCCTTCCCAAGTATCTACATCATCTAGATATTCAATCTCCCGATTATTTAATAGCCACTCAGTGGCATCGCCTGTATAGGTCCCAATCTGCAGTGCACGAAGTGGAACACTTGGCACATGTCTAAAGTACTTCTCTACATCTTTAAACCAATTAGGAAACATTAGTTAAACAACTTTAAATTATTAAGGCAACTGTTTACATACTCTTGTGACATCTCATACTCATCTAACAGATGATGAAATAAACTTTTACTCTCATCTTTTCTGCCAATCCACCAACCAGCAACAGCCTTCTCAAATAGTAAGCAGTAGGCTCCGTTGTAATCTACATATCCAGGTAGTGGTTGATTAAAAGTGTGCGTTGCAAAGAGTAGTCCCAACTCTGCAAAGGTATAGCACTCTTGATACTCTTTATTTCGTTCTTTAATTCTTGTTAATAGAAAGTATGCCTCTGGTCTGTTTGGTAGATAGGCAATAGCCTGCAAGATATTATTGTAAACAGTTTTGTTTCTCTCCCCTTGAGCATTAAAGCATAGGGCCATCTTTAATAGTGAGGTATAGGTTATGAGCGGATGAGTCTTATACCCATACTCAGCGGCTCGTAAATAGAACCCTGCCGCTGATGCATACTGCAATTGATGTTCGTACGCAGCAGCAAGGTTAAAGTTGTTCTCTACATCCTGTGGATTTTCAGCCAGTTTTAAAGTTAATTCTTTAACGTCCATAAGACATGGCCTCCGTAATCATTCCATTTACAACTTTCTTAGGAATTTCAAGAACAAAGGCACAGTTATCTTGCACACCAAAAGTTAGTACTAGATTCTTCTTTATAACCGCTGCGCCAACGCAAAATTCAATTGGCGTATCTAAAAATGAAAAGGAAGATGTAAGTCCAATAAAATTAAACTCTTTATCCCAGACAATCATTCGATGTCTATACACGGAGTCTTTTTGGTTTAAATAGTTTTTCCATAACTTAACTTCATGAGTAAATGCAATGTAATAATCGCCCCAAACAATTACGTTAGTACCACCACGTTGATCGGGAGAAATTTGCGGAGTTTGTTTTACTAGTACCTGTTTACACTCTGCTTTATCAGGATTAGCCCAAACGACCTCTGTAGGCATTGCCCATTTAACAAAGTGATAAGGTTTATCAAGGATAGGCATCCAATTCTTTTCACAGTAAGAGTTAACATCAACAGGAGGTGGAATACGAACTCGTTGAACTTCCTTGGCTGTCCAGTTAGTTTTATCTAATTCTATTTTTGAGTACTCCATGCGACCTTGCCCATTGGGCGTGGTATCACGCCGTACCCCGATCAGGTAGTAGTCGCCATCCCACTGAGTAATGCGAACATCTTCTTCACCAACAAATTCCCAGATAGGTGGGACATTAAATTTAGAGTAATCGACCTCAGTAAAATTAATTAAATTATAATCTTTATCAAGACGACCTAGGTAGTTGGTCGTAACTAGCCGTTGGTCTTTTTCAGGATGTAGATAAGAGAGTGGTCCCCAAGGACTAAAAAATCTTTGATCTTTTTCAGAGTGGTATAGGGTGTAATTTACATGCCTAATATTTACTAAAATATCCCCATCATTATCAACAAAAATAGATGGATTCATTAAGCCCATACCAGAGGTAGTTGAGTGGGGTAAAATTAAGGGAGTTAATTTGCCCCCTTGAGAGACGGATTTTTGCACCAAATTCATAGGGACACTTTATCCCACATAACAGCCCTGTACCAATTAACCTTTATCTGTTTATCCGTACAAATAAGAGTTACTTAGGTACCTTATAAGTACCTTAGTTAAGGAGTCACATGGCAACAGCATATAAAATTTTAGGTCAAGTAGCAACATCCACATTAGGTGCTACTACCGAAGGAACCCTATATACATCAACAGGTGTTGAGAGTATAGTCTCTTCTTTAATTATTACAAATCAAGCAGGTACCTCTGCAACATATCGAATTGCTGTACAACCTTCTGCAGATGCTGGCTCAAATGCTACTGATAAACACTGGATTGTTTATGGCGCAACAGTTGCCGCATCAGACTCAGTTATTCTAACTGTAGGATTAACTCTTGCCGCTGGTGATCGTATTCGTGTCTATGGATCTTCTGCAACAATGTCCTTTTCAGCATACGGAAGTCAGATCTCCTAATGGCAACAAGGAAGGCTAGTGACTCTAACTTAACTGGCAAGAAGTATAATGATGCTTCTGCTGGTGCTACAAAAATTAATGACATTCCTAACCAGGTAACTATAAACAGTGTAAGCACTGTAAGTGGACAACCACAAATTGTGGTAACGCCTAATGCTACTGGTGGAGTTGCTACTGATTATGTAGCAAGTTCATTGGCTAATGGTGCACAAGCAGTAAGTTCTAATACATCCATTAGTTTTAGTAATAATCCGTTAAATGCATTAACTACACACACTTTTGTTGTCCAAGGAAGAACAAGTGTGGGTGCTTACGGTCCTGCATCTACTGCATCTGATTCTTACACTCTTCCTGGTTATGAATTTCATCAAACATTTAATACATCTGGTACATACACTGTGCCTTCAGGAAAACAATTTGTTGCAATTGTTGGTGCTGGGGCTGGTGCCAACGGTGCTGGAGCAAGTTATAACGCAGGATCGGGCGGTTCAAGTGGACCTGTATTTATTCTTGAAGATGTTGCAGTTTCAGGAGGACAAACCTATACAGTAACAATTGCTTCTGGTGGTGGTAGCAATACTAGTTTTGGAAACATTTTAACTGCTGCTGGCGGTGCAGGTGCTGGAACTGTAAGTAAAAATACTGGAACACTTACGTTTAATGATTCTGCTAAAGGTGGTGGAGGTGGCGGTGCAACTGGTAATAACAATGCTGGTGGTGGTGGTGCAGGAACTTCTACAGGGTTAGCAACAACTAATACTGCTGGAATATCTTCTTATCAAGCAGGTGGCGGAGGTGGCGGTGGAGGTGGAGGTAACTTTTCTTCATTTTCTTCAAGCGGTACTTATTACAACGCTTATCCACCAGGCGGTGGCGCTGGAGGTAGTTATTCTGGAGCAGCAGGAGCAGGCGGCGGCGGCGGAGGTCAAGGTCAAGGTTGGTCTGCTTTTGCAACTAATACTGCTGGAGTTGCTGGAAGGGGTGGCGGTGGCGGTGGCGGTGGAGCATACGGTCATGGCCCATCCAATGGTGGACCAGGACAACTTCTTATTTATACCAAATAAAGTTTAAAGTAGACAGGATTTAATAATGGAAATAACTTATGCAGGCATCGTTGATGGTGTTGTTGTAGATTTGCTGTTATTTGATTCTCCATCAAACGATCTAATACAAGAGTTTAAAACTTTGCACAATTTTGATAATTTATTACCTGTTACTGACGAAAGACGCCCCCTAGATATAGGGGCTGCGTGGAATGGGACTATATATATTGATGTAAAACCAACTGAGTTTCCTTCTTGGATATTAAATGAAATAGGTAGATGGATTCCTCCTATACCTTATCCAACAGATAAAAACTTTTATTTTTGGGATGAAGAAAATGTAACTTGGGTTAAAGTTGATGTTCCATCAAATGAAAATAACGAAATTTCTCCAGAATCTGAATTTTAAAAATAGTTAAAAATTGGTAAATCAATACCCTAATGGTACTGTAATACTATGGAAATTATTTTTACCGATACTATTGGGGTAAATCAAGACTTTAAACCAACCCCTGCTTTAACAAATCTACCATCTTGGTATGTTGAATTAGAGTCGTATATAGGTGCCCCTAGAACACCCTCAATAGGTTCTCAAACTGGTCAAAATGGAACTGCAAAAAGATGCATGCCAATGTTTGATGCTATTACTAGTGGTTACATCATATACTCTTTTGTTGACATATATGTAAGTCAAAAAGAACAACTGCATCATGACAACATAGAAAAACTTCCATTTTTTTCATGGCCATCTAATAATTTTCAGTATGTGCAAATAGATCCAATACAATTTCATAGTCCAGAACAACTTAAAACTCATTTTAAAAATCCAAATATGTTAGTTCCAAAATTTATAAATCCTTGGGCAATTAAAACTCCTAAAGGATACTCTTGTTTCTTTTTAAACCCAAAAGAACGGGACCTTCCGTTTAGTATTTTTGAAGGTGTGGTAGATACAGACAAATTTATTGCTCCAGTAAATTTTCCTTTTGTTTTAAAAGATCCTTCTTTTGAAGGGATGATTCCTGCTGGCACACCCCTTGTTCAAGTATTTCCTTTTAAACGGGATAAATGGAAAATGATTCTTGGAAAAGATAAAGAAAGAAAAGAAAGTGCAGATGTCCGAACAACTCTACTATCTAAATTTTTTGATGCTTATAAATCTCAATTTAGGCAAGTCAAAGAATATAAATAAGTCATACTTAGCCAATGCGTGGTTCAAAAGTCCAAGGACGATTTAAGATAGGGTTTGAAACCCTCTCTATGGATGAGGGCATGATTGATGAACTTCGTGATCCTGTTGGAACCATTGTTAATTGGTGGACTTGGGATGATGCAGCCCTTGCTGCAGATTATGGAAACTACGTAGATCCAATCTACGATGTATCGAATCAAGATCCTGCTAAGGGTCGTAGATGGAATGAGCCTTTTGATCTGCCCGTAATTTTGGCGCAATTAATGCGTGGTACAAACATAATGAATGAACGAGGATTCTATGTAGTAGATACCCTCCGTCTTGTTGTGTCTGTAGCAGATATAAATAGATTACTTCCTGCAATGATTACGGATCCAAATCAACACATCAAGGATCGTGTTGTATTTCAGGATGAAGTATTTGTTCCTACCAGAGTCTTACCTCGTGGAAGATACGCCGAACGTTACTCAGTAGTAACTATCGATTGTAACTTAGTAAGCCAGGAGGAGTTAGTCAACGATTCCCAGTTCCAAACCTACACAAATTAATTGTGGGAAATTTTGAGGAGTTATTAGACCCATCCCTCTTTGAATTTGATAGAGTAGAATTAAGTGACCAAGTAGAAGAGGAAGATGATGGCAACTAAAAAAGCAAAAGGTAAAGTTGAAAAGGTTATGAAGGAGTACAAAGAAGGTAAACTTCATAGCGGTAAGAAGGGTCCTGGTAAGGGCCCAGTTGTTAAATCAAAGAAGCAGGCGGTTGCGATTGCAATGAGCGAAGCGGGAATGTCAAAGAAAAAAAAGAGTAAGTAATGGCAAGACGGCGCAGGAACATCGGAGCACGGGCTGGTAAGCAGCCTCAAAAGAATATTCAAACAAATGTCACTGAGAGTAAGTACGAATCTGGTGGCGCTGGATTAAAGCGAAAGAAGGGTGGCATAGTGAGAAAACCTAAAGCCCCAATCCGATACAAGCATAAGAAGTCGGTGGCATGATGGCAGATAAGAAGAAGCCAGAGAAACCAGTAACACTGGGCATTGGAGTTCCTGGAAAGAAAGCCAAGGTAACCCACAAAGTTTCTAAGAATAAGAAGGGTGATGTTGTTGTAGAACACACCAATACCAACCAAGGCAAGTGGGATAAGATTAACCTCACAAAGATGGGCGGATCAAAGAGTGTAAAGCAGGGTGTCAAGGCGGTAAAGAGTTGGCACAAAAACAACCCTCATAGAAGTCAAGGTAAATAATGGCAAAGGCATTTTGGAATACCAAAGATCCTTCAGACAAGGATAAGAAATTAACATCATCTCAAAAGTCTGCGGCTAAGGCTAGAGCCAAAGCAGCAGGACGTCCTTATCCAAATTTAGTCGATAATGCCGCAGTGGCAAAGAAGGCTAAAGCCAACAAGAAGAAAGGTAAATAACCATGTGTTCCACATGCGGATGCGGTATCAGAGACAAGTCTCACCCAAAGTACGGCAAGGGTCCAAATAAAGGTAAGATTAAAAAGAAAGACATCAAGATGGCTAAGAAGAAGGACAAGAAGTAATGTGTGCTACCTGTGGCTGTGGGATGCCTAAGAACAAGCATGGCATGAAGACTCTTTCTGCTGCTAATAAGAAGTATGCTAAGACAAAGAAAAAAGACTCTAAGAAGAAGGACAAAAAATGAAGAAGTCACTAACCCCTAAGCAGAAGAAGATTGCAGGAGCAGCAAAGCCTGTAGAGAAAATTACTGGCGCAGATTTTAAGGCGCTTAAAAAGAAGAAGAAAAAAGTAGTTTAATGAAGTACACAAAGGCCTCTGACAAGAAACAGGATGCCAAGACCACAAAGGGATTGGATAAAGAAGAGAAGGCCAAGTTTGAAAAGATGGACAAGAAACATCGCAAGCCTAAGTCCCAAGAGGATGACCGCAAGATGGATGTTGCTAATATAAAAAAGATTAAGGCTATGTCTAAGAAGCACGAAGCCAAAGAAGGTAAGAAAGGCGAGAAGGCTGAAGACAAGCGAGAAAAGAAAAAGAAGTAAAAGTTAGGCCCTCAACTTGAGGGCCTTTCTTATATCCTTGCTTTATCAGAACACCGCTGCGGTGCCTGACTACAGTTCCCACTGGTTGCGATAAAGGGGTTATTTATTATGGCTTACAAGCCTTGGTACGAACAAGTTGCTGAGATGAACAATCAGCAAGAACGTGAAGAGTTTATTCGGGGTGTGTTTGGATTCCGCCCTCAAGAAAAACGTCCCGCTATCGCATCGCTAATTGCAGGTACAACCGCAGCCTATCTTGCAGGGGCTGTCTACGTTGGCGCAAAAGCGAAAGCGAAGAAAAAGAAGTGACATACTTTAAAAAAGCCAGAGAATCTTTAAACAAAGCCAGTATGGAAACCACTCGCTACATGGGTGCTCATCTACGATCAGAGGCTAGAGCATCTGGCTGGCCAGATAAAATTGTGCGGAATCTGCATGTTCGTCACTCTGATGGCGCCTTTACTATTCATGGCAACCCAGATCACAAGGCAGAGATTTTAGATCTTGAGTATGGAACTCCTGAAACACAGCCAACTGCTGCAATGCGCCGCTTTAATAACCGTCAGCATGAGGCTGAGAAGTTCTTGATGGCTCGTACTATGCGCCACATGGATGGCTACCTATGACATTCTTATTAGATGAAGATGAAGCACTTCGTAATCTCTTAAAGGAGATGACAGTAACAGATCAGAAGGCTTCCTCTGCTACCGTTAAAACAATTACTAACAAGGCATTGCTGTCTAACGTAGTTACAATTACAACATCAACATCACATGAGTTTGAGGTGGGCGATACTGTAACTATTGCTGGAGCATCTACTCCGTTTAATGGCACTTACAACATTACTTTAATACCAAGTGAGACTACTTTTAAATATGCAAAGACCAATGCCAACATTGCTAGCGTTGCATCAGGTGGAACTGCTACTCCAGGAACTACCCGAAAGGTAGGAGTCTGGTTTGGACAACCTGATCAAGAAATTAGAGCACAGTCTTATCCATATATTACTATTGATATGATTGATATTGCCGAAGATTTTTCTCGTGCCATGAGAGGTAAGGTAAAGCCAGCGTACTTAACTAATCCATCTGTTATTGGAACCAACACTGCTTGGGATACTGATGAACATGACTGGGAAATTAACTATCCAATCCCTGTAAATATTGATTATCAAGTTACTTCTTACTCTCGTCAACCACGTCATGACCGACAAATTTTGTCGCAATTACTTTACTCAAAACTTCCCTTGAGGTTTGCTGTCCTAGATACAGGACCAAACACTGTGTTCGGCACTACTCGCCGCCTAGATGTTCTGGATATCTCTAAGAGAGACATTACAGAGCAAGGACGAAGATTATTCGTAAATGCAATAACAGTCCGTGTCTCAAGTGAGATTGCGGCTGAAACATATAAACAGATGTACAAAGTGTTGCAAGTTAACGTCACAGGTACAACTGGAAGTCAGATCATAGATCGCTCTCAGTTCACTACCATCGATTCGTACACTCAATCGGCACCATAAGGTCCCTTCCCCAAACTAGTTAGGAGAAAAAATGGCTTATAGCCGCCCAGGTGTTTACATCAGTGAACGCCTATTACCACCAGTACTCCCAAGTGGAGTTACTGCAAATGCTGCTGGCGCAGTTGTTGCACCTTTTGCACAAGGCCCAGAAACAGTAACGCTTGTTAACTCTTGGTATGAATTTACTAAGTACTTTGGAGGCTACAACGCTTCCTATCCAGCCACCTTCCAAGTTGGCTCATTCTTTGCTAATGGTGGACGTGAACTATATGTTCAACGTCTACTTGCTGCTAACGCTGTTGCAGCATCTAGAAACCTAACAGATGGCGGCGGAGCAACTGCTGCAACTGTTACTTCTAAGAATGCTGGCACAGATGGAAATAACCTACGTGTTGTATTAACTGCAGGTTCTGTAGCAAGCACTTACACCTTAACTCTATATAAAGAGTCAGGCATTGCTAATGATATTAACGATGATATTTTATTAGAAAGATATGAAAATATTGTCTTTGATGATTCTGCATCAAGTGATTATGCACCAACTGTAATCAACATTGTTTCACCAAATATTTCAGTACTTGTTGCTAGTGGATATGCAGGTGCTTCTATTACTTTAGCAACCTACCCACTAACAAGTGGTTCGAATGGAACCGCTACTGCTTCAACTGATTACACCGCCTACAAGGGTGCCTCTTCAGTGTTTGAGAGATTTACATCTCTTGATCGCCCATTAGTGCTATTCCTACCTGTTGCAAATGCATTAGCATCTGGAACTGTAGCAGTATTTGATGCTGCAACATCTTGGGCAGAAGATAACAATGGCTTTGTTGTAATTGGAACTGACCCAGATTTAACAGTAGCAAATGCTGTTTCTTTTGCTGGATCTCTTACTGATACAAGCAATGCTGCTGTCTACTATCCAAACATCTTTATTTCAGATCCACTAGGACGTAGTTCTGGAGCACTTCGTAAGATTGAACCTACAGGTGCAGTAGTAGGTCTTTATCTATCAACCGATGCAAGCCGAGGTGTATTCAAGGCACCTGCTGGAATTTCAACTCCAGTATTAGGAATTGTATCTGTAGAAAAGACTTTCACATCTACAGAGTTAGACACAATGAATGCAAGCACATCCCCAGTAAATCCAATTCGCCAAATTCCTGGTGCTGGACTTTCTGTAATGGGTGCTCGTACATTAAAGCAAGATGGAACTGCAAACAAATATGTAAACATGCGTCGTTCTTTAATTTACATTCGCAAGAATCTAAAGAACTTAACAGAGTTTGCACTATTTGAAAACAATGACGAAAGATTGTGGGCCCGTATTAATACTAATATCGGTTCCTTCTTAAGTGAGTACCGCAACCAAGGTGGCCTTCGTGGAGCAACTCAAGCACAGGCATACTTTGTAAAGTGCGATGCAGAGAACAACTCAGATGCAGATATTGCAAATGGCGAAGTTCACATTCAAGTTGGTGTTGCTCTTCAATATCCAGCAGAGTTCATCGTCATCGATCTCAGCCAAAAGACGCTGAACTAACCCGAAGGAGATAATAAATAAATGCCTACAATCATTAATAATAGATCAAGTTTAATAACTGATCCATTACGTAACTTTAGATTTTTAGTTACGTTTAAACCGATTCCAACAGCAAGTACTGCAACTACAAATTTGGCTGCAGCAACTACCTTTGGGTTCACTTCAATCTCTGGAATGGCGGTAACAACCGACTCCATTCCTTACCGTGAAGGTGGATACAACACCACCGTTCACCAGATTCCAGGGCAAACAACCTTTGCTCCTATTACATTACAACGTGGTGTAATTCTTGGAACTAATCAAAACTATGAATGGATGCGAAACTTGTTCGCTACAGTTCAAGGCGGAGGAAGCACTCGTGGTAAAGAGCAAAACTTCCGTTGTAACTTAGAGATTCAAGTACTGTCTCACCCAATTCCATCAGCAGGTGAAACTGCTCAAAACAGTCCAGCAACAACTGATCACGTAGCAATGCGTATCGAGGTCTATAACTGCTGGCCAACCGCTGTAGCATACTCAGACCTAAACGCTGGTGATAATGCTTTACTT